CATTTCTATCAAGAGGATTACCACGACAACAAGTGGACCTCCACTTGGGTGATGGACTATCTTGGAGAACGAGGGGTAACCGAGAGTGCCGACATTTACCCAAGACGATCATATCAGTTTTGGACACAGTATAGAACAACGTCCTTCACTAAAGGAAAAGAGATTTTCTGGGGTGGTCTACAGAATATTGGAGACGAGTTTAACGCACCTATTCAGATTGACCCTATTGCATCAACAAAGTTTGAGGTTGGCACCACAGGTAATCAAAGAGTAAAGTTCTGTAACCAGTATAACTATCTTCTAGGTTATACCGATGTTATTGAACTAGAATATGATCAGTCATTCGGTTCAGGTAAAGCCGCAGGCTGGCGTGCATGGCATGCCCGTGATATTGGCATCATTCAAATCAAATGGCGATATGACGGTAAAGATATTGGTAATACTATTCCTGCTAACGTTTCTGTAGTTAAAGGAAAGATAGTCAATAAGTATCCTCAGTTGACTTCCTAAACATCCTCTGATATAATTGTATCATGAAAAAAGTGAACGAAGGTATCCTCCATACACTGGCGAAAGTGGCCGCTGCTAATCCCGGACAGAGGGAAAAGTTGGCGGCCGCTGTCGTTTGCCGTAACAAGATTATTTCCATCGGTATCAATAGTATGAAGTCTCATCCGATGGCTGCAAAGTATGGAAAGAATGAACATGCGGTTTATCTTCATGCCGAGGTTGCTGCTATCAAGAATGCCTTGCGTGAGATAGATGTGGATGACTTTTCCAAGTGTGACATTTATATCACTAGAGTAAAGAAGGAAGCGCCGTTCACCAAAAAGTTTGTTTGGGGTTTGGCTAAGCCGTGTATCGGTTGCGAAAGGGCAATCGCCGAGTTTGGTTTCAAAAGAGTAATCTATACGTGTGATCATGGAGACTATGAGGTGGTGGAATGAAACAGATTACAATAAACATTAGACCAATTGAAGAAGCTGAAAAGAACGACAAGGCCAAACTATCATGGCAAGGTAATCGACCAGTTCTTATTGGTTGGGCAGAGAAAACCCGAACCGAGTTTTTTACCGAACCGTGGTATAAACTATGGTTTCCAAACCATCGCACCGTTGATGATGGCTCTGGATGGTACTTCGTCAATTTCAATCCCGTAACAGCGCAGTATGAATATACTGTTCCTTGTGGTCTATTTGTGCCAGAGGTGTTTGCGGAACTACCGATGCTTTGTCATGCTAAGGAGAGTGAACAATGAAAATGATCTATAAGTATCCGCTGGGTATGGATATCCATCACAATGCGGTGTATGAAATTGAAATGCCGAAGGCTGCCAAGATCCTGACAATACAGGAGCAGGGTGGTTTCCCTATGCTCTGGGCTGTTGTTAATCCGAAGAAAGAGAAGCGCAAGTATGTCTTTCAGGTGTTTGGCACAGGCTTTGAAATGCAAGACTATGATAAGAAGCATTATGAATATGTCGGCACAGTCCAGCAGAAGGGTATGACCACTCTCGTTTGGCATGTTTTCGAGGTGCATGAATAATGGCTATCAATATCAAATCAATGAAAGTTGCGATGGGCGCCGCATCGGCGATTCCACCCGGATGGAACTATTCTGCTATGAGGGATGGATATGATGGCCCTAATGGTGAGTATATTTCTAAAACGGATATTACGGTTGAAGGATCTTTCTCAAATGCATTTATGAAAAAGTATGGTGTAATGGGCGCATCAAATCAAATGGCGTCTGCACCTGGTGCTAATGGACCAGCGGGACCATATACGAAACATTCTCATAGTCATATAGCACCTACCAGTCCTAATGTTGGTGATATGTGGACCGAACCCGTTACTGGTAAGATTTATGTCTATGCTCCTCCTAACGGCTGGGTAGTTACTGCCGCTAATGCTGCCAATCCTTTCATGAACGCACCTATGGCTACAAACATTCCTAACGCATCAATCACGAACGGTACTCTTTCGATAGGTAAGGGTCATCCATACGCATTTCACGAGTCACTAACAAATGTTATTGCTATCGAAACTAAAGTTGGTAGAGTTGGAATTAATACTGAAACTGGTGATATTACTATTCCACCAGGCATCGGTCGTGACGAAGCAATACGTGAGTTCTGGTTCGGCTTTCAGAAACACTTTCAGCCTGCCAATACGGCAAAGTATGAGCAAGAGATTAAATATCTAAAGAGAGATTTGGCGGGTGCCAAGGCCTCGGCTGTTCTAATGAAACAGGAAGGTGAAAAACATGCCAACAAAAGGGTAGCCGAAAAGGTTCGAAAGAAGTATGGCAATGAGAAGTTCATCATGCTTAAGCCAGATGATCTAATCAAGTTTATAGAGGAAGCATAAATAGTCCTAGAGCCCTTCTAGGAGTATTTAATTGGCTGTCAAGAAACCAGACTCAAAGACTATTATTAGTGACGTAGCTGCCACTCTGAATAGTGTTGCCAAGAAGCATAACTTTCAGGTGGCACCTACTCAAAAATTGGGAAAGCCATCTAAGACTAACTCTACCGTGAGAGAGTTTAGATTACAGTTGATCAATACCGGACGAGACACCTCGGAAGCCTTTAAGGCTGCTATTATGTCCGAACTAAAAAAGTCTGGTGGATTCACAAAGATAACTTTCAATTCAATCTCTCCTAACAGTAGTAAATATCCTTCTGTATCCTTCATATATGAAAAAATGAAGTTCGATGCCGTTATTGCCAAGGGTGCTAATAAAGGCGAAAACTTTGAGAAGAAAACTATCTCCGATCTAGCTAAGTATTTTAAGAGTAAGGGTGTCAATAAAACCTATAAGCAGCTAGTCGAAAAACTCACACAATCCAATCCAGCATTTGGTGTAAATGAAATCACCTCGGTCACACAAAGAACAGGATCGACCAAAAAAGAAGGTGTCGCAACTGCCGATCTGGGTGCCATCATTGGTGACATTGTTGTAAAGGATTCGGGTAAAAACACCTGGTATATTTCCCTCAAAGATGTTAATGGATCGACCTTCAGTTCATATTCTGGAGCAGCTTCACTATTCGACGCCACTGGTACATTACAACCAGATTCCGCCGGCGCAAAGTTTCTAAACTCTTTTGGTGTTGACTTGAACAAGGTTCAGAAGGGCTTTGATGAGAGAAACAATATCAAAAAGAGACGAGCAACTATACCAGTTTCCGCACCTAACAAAACTGAAATGAAAGCAATCTTTGAACGTGCTTGGGGTATGAATTACTTCTATGTGCGAAAGATAAATGCCACAGACTGGAAAGTTTTCTGGATGAGTAGGGCTAAGTTAAATAGCCTAGCCGATAATATGACCGTAACTAAAGTCAACTATCCAAATCCAGGATCAAAACAGATTACTATATACTGTTCAACACCTTCTGCCGATTACACAATTGAATTGAGAAACAGTAAAGCCCAAGAATATCCAAACGACACAAAGTTTAAGATTACCCGACTTAAATAAGAGGAACTAACGTGATCAGACTATCGCAATACCTTAAAGAAGCCGCCGCAGAGAAGGATCGTCATCTTACACATATTGAGGATGCGGTATTGGAGGGTGGTGTCGCTGGCACCCGTAACGCCATAGAGTTTCTCCGTTCACTTAGAGATATGTTCGCTGATGATGGACAGACACTATCAGAGGCCCGTGGTTCTCTCATTCTAAGAACCAAGTTCGACGGTGCGCCTGCTATCTATGCTGGTATCAACCCTGAAAATGGTAAGTTCTTTGTTGGTTCTAAATCTATCTTTGCCAAGAACGCCAAGCTAAACTATACCGAAGCTGATGTCCGTGCTAACCATGTCGGTGGCCTGGCTGATAAACTCTCGGCTGCCTTGAAATATCTACCAGAACTTGGTATCACCGGTATCGTTCATGGTGACTTTATGTTTTCTCATAATGAACTAAAGTCAGAGACCATCGACGGTAAGAAGTATATCACATTCCGTCCAAACACCATCACCTATGCCGTACCAGCCAATAGTGCCTTGGCCCGTCAGGTTCTTTCAGCCAAGATCGGTATTGTATTTCACACCACATACCATGGCAAGACCATGGACACTCTACAGACACACTTTGATATCAACGTCAATAACTTTAGACCATCCAAGAATGTCTGGTATCGTTCTAACAAGTTCACCGATGTTACTGGTCGTGCTACTCTTACCAAGTCAGAGAACGATAAACTAACCAAGATACTTTCACAGACCGGCTCTACTTTCAGAACCATCCCTGCCTCGGTTCTAAACTTTATTGCTACCAACGAAACATACCGTATTCATATCATGTCATTCTATAATCAGAAAGTCCGTGCCGGTGAGCATATGGGCGCTGGCCATACGGCCGCTTTGATTAAATGGGTGGGAGATAAATACCAAAAGGGTATTGACGAAGCTAAGATGCCAGCTACCAAAGCCAAGCGCAAGGCCGAGAGAGACATGGTGTTGAGGTGGTATCGTCAAAATGCTGGTGATCTTAAAAAGATATTTCAGCTACAGAACCTATTGATTGATGCCAAGATGCTATTGATTGCTAAGTTCAATCAGGTCAACGATCTTGGTACATTCTTACATACCGCTGACGGTGGTTATAAGGTCACAACTCCAGAAGGATATGTGGCTGCATGGTCAACTGGCGGAGATGCTGTCAAGCTAGTAGACCGTCTAGAGTTTAGCCGAGCAAACTTCTTAGCCGTCAAGAATTGGGGTAAGTAATGAAAAAAGAGGAAGAAAAGAAACCTGTTCCTGTGGTGAAAACGATCAGAAAGATCGTCAAGAAGGCTCGGGAGAAGGATAAATATAAATAATATATTAACCCGCAGAGGGAGAGAATGAAGAAAGTCGTATTCACATTTGGCCGTTATAATCCACCTACCAAAGGCCACGCAGAACTAATCACATATGCGGTAAAGTATGCCCACCAGCACGGTGCGGAACACCGTATCTATACCTCACAGTCACACGACCCAGCCAAGAATCCTCTATCGGCTGCCCAGAAGATACGATTCCTTCGTATGATATTCCCTGGTGTCAATTTCGTGGCCGACCGTTCAGCCATCACCGCTTTTGCCATTTGTCGTAAGCTAGCCGATGAAGGTTATGATGATGTTACATTCGTGGTGGGTGATGATCGTGTAGCAGATTTTAGAACTCAATTGACCAAGTATGTCAAGCCCAAGACTGCTAAAGACTTCGATCCTAAGAAGCATTATCCATTCAAGAAATTCCAGGTCATTTCATCTGGTGCCCGTAAGAAGGGTATTTCAGGTACAGACCTCCGTGCGGCTGTCCGCAAGGGTGACTTTGCTACATTCGCCAAGGCTTCCGCTGCCGGCGATAAGACACTGGCCAGAAAGATATTTGACACTACCAGAGCCCAGCTAAATGAACAGTTAATGAACGAAGAAATGACCCGCAAGGACTTTACAGATCATCTCAATTCATTTGTCGATTTTTGCTGTGGTAAACTGGGTATTGAGGGTAAGCCAACCCTTAAGTTCAAAGAGCCATCTGATCAAGGTGAGCAACCATCATTCGCTGCATATGCTCCAGGTTCTCGTGAAGTATATGTTATGTCCAAGAACCGTCATCCAATGGATATCTTCCGTTCGGTGGCTCATGAATTGGTCCATCATAGACAGAATGAAGAAGGTCGTATTGGCAAGGACGTTGCCAAAGAAGGTGCTACTGGCTCTGATATTGAGAACGAGGCCAATTCCCGTGCTGGTGAACTAATGCGCTGGTATGGTAAAGCCAACCCACAATGCTTTGGTATGTCATATGTCAAAGAGAATAAGGCCATCATTCTATCTGGTGTACCCGGTTCTGGTAAAGATAAGATCCTCAAAGAGACTATTCTACCCCACGGCTTTACTGAAATATCATCCGACACATATGATACACCTTCAGATAATCTAGTGGTGGTCAATGGTACTGCCAACTATGAGCGTATTCGTTTCATCAAGGAAGACCTAGAGAAAGCTGGCTATGAGACAATCATGGTATTCGTAAATACCAGCAATGATGTTTCTAAGCAGCGCAATGAAGCTAGAGCCGACAAGGGTGGTCGTGTAATCAATGAGGCTGTCCGTTTCACCAAGTGGAAGAACGCACAGGATACACTAGACCGTTATGATGATCTATTCGAGAAGGTCATCGTGGTTCAGAATGATCTAGACCTTAATCAGTCACTAGAGGTCATTCAAGAAACACACAACAAACTAGTTGAGATGGTATCAGAGGATATCCGTCAGTTTGTTCTAGCACCAGTCGATAAGAAGTTTGAACGTATGATAGAAGGCTTCTCCGACTTCTCACCACAACCAAAGAACAACCCAGTCGGTGGTGCTGGTAACTGGGGCACCTCTAAACTCACCGATCGATATAAGAACGATACACCAGGCCAGTTCCCTGGCGGCAATATGCCTATGGGTTACTATCAGCCTAAGCAGCCAAAGGTCAAGGTATTCGGAAATCTACCCAAGTTTGGTGACAGACTCGGTGCTACCTATACCTCTGCCAAGAATCCATCATTCGTTGGTGATATCACCAGTGACCAGAATGTATTCATGCCAGGTGAACCAGTTGGCCAGTGGTCAGCTATTGACCGTTGGATGATGAAAGAAGAAACTCGTAAGAGATTCAAAGCAAAGTATGGAAAACTAGCGGAACAAAAGATTAAAGAAACTGCTGAGAAACTACGCAATGAAGGCCTATGGGACTCCTCGGCGTCCGCTGGCTTTACAGGTGCTACACCTAATGCTGGAAATGCGGCTGATGATGCAAGACCTGATATTAACGCAGAGTTTGAGAAAATGGCTATCATGAAGCCTAAGAAAAAGCTAAATACCAAGAATCAATCCTAATTTAATCAAAAAGGAACCAAAAATGTTTAATAACCCATTTCTAAAGAAGGACCCTCTACTAGAGGCTGTCAAGACCGCCCAGGCTGACGGCGAAACCCGCCGTGCTGCCGTTGCTATGGTCAATGAGGAGTTTGGTGTCTATTCACGCAATGCAGTCGTTCGTGAAAACCTAGCCGCCTATGACGCTCGTATTGAAGAAACATATAAGGCTCTTAAAGAAGGCAAGTGGGAAGGCTCTAAGGAAGATAGAGACGAAGATGCCAAACTTGCTAAGAAGCATGGCATGACCATGAAACAGTGGGAACGTTCTGCTGCCGATAAGAAGCATGACGCCAAAGAAAAGAAGATGGACGAAGCCAAGAAACCAAACGATGGTAATTTAGCTAACAACTATCCTCCATATGACAAAGTAACCCGTGGTGATGTTGTCGCTGGTCGTCTAGGTAAAGATCAGATGGGCGGCAAGAAAAAGATGGAAGAAGGCACAATGACAGGTATTACTACAAAGAATACCAAGAAGGGTGCCCATGTTAGTTATCGTGGAAGAGAAATAGGCAAGGTTTCACCATACCAGCATATGGATTCATCAGGTAAGTTGACCGGCCATACCAAATGGGCCGCAACTGATAAGTCTGGTGATGATGTTGTTGGTTCCCGCAAAAAGGAACACGCCATTGCCGATCTTCGTAGTATGGAAGCATCCAGACTCCGTGATAAGAGAGCAAAGAAGATGGAAGAAGGTATGGTGGATCCTAAGGACCCATCTGTTCAAGGTTCAAGCGATGTTAGAAGATCCGCACCTAAGGAAGATCCATCAACACCAAAGTCATATCCAGGTGCAGCATCTTCACTAACTGCTGGCAACCCAACTTCACAGCGCATGTCAAACGCTAAGGCTGCTGTTTCTCCTATTAAGGAAGCACAGATTGACGAGATTTCAAAAGAATTAGCTGGTAAGTATATCAAGCACGCCGATTACAAGCGTTCTGAATCTTCTTTCCAGTCTGGTAAAGTATATGGCAAGGAACTTGCTACAAAGAAAAGAACAAAGCAGGACGTTGAAACAGCCCGTAAGCATAATCGTGATTCCTTCAAGCGTGAAAAGGGTGTCAACATGGCTGTTAATAAACTAACAGGTCGTGCTAAGGTTCAAGCTAACGAAGCAATGATGGAATCTATTATTTCCAAACTTGCCGCCAAGCACATGAAGGAAGACCAGTCTTTCTAGGCGCACAGGCAACTGGTAAGTCGGTAACAGAACAAGAAGCACCTAAACTAGACTTTGGTATCACTAGAGATGGCACTATCTATCCTGGTGGTAAAAAGAGTATGGCAAGTAGAGCCTATTCTGCCGTCAAGAATGTTGTTAAAGGTGCTGTAACTAAAGCCGCACCAGTTGTCGCCGCCGGCGCCAGAGCGGCAGCACCATACGCTGGACCAATAGGAGTTGGTGCTTCTGTTGGAACGGCTGCTTCTCTTGCTGCCAAGGACCTTGCTACGAAAACTGACATTGGTAAAAGTATAGGTAGAGGTATCGGTAATCTTGTCGGTACAAATCCAACACCTAATCCAAAAATCGGTTCAGTTAACATAGCAGCACAAGGCGCACCTAAGGTTGGTCCTTCGGCGGCCGCTGCGGAGAAAGTTGGTATTTCACAGAAAATGCCAGCTATGAATCCTAAGTTAGGTCCTACTGCTGGAAGTCCTACATTGACAAAAGCAACATCAGGCGCACCAACAACATTCCAGAAAACACCAACTGTTGGTCCTGATGCTACTAAGTTTGCTGGTGCTAAGCCAGCGGCACCAGTGGCCGCAGCACCAGCTAAGTCATCTGGTGTAGGATTAAATGCTGCTATCTCTGACATTGCTAAGACAAACAAGATTAAAGATGTGAATAAAATCTATACAGGTCAGAAACTTGATCTAGGTGCTGGCGACAAATATACCGTTCAGAAGGGTGATAATCTAACCAAGATTGCCAAGGGCTTCTATGGTAGTGGTAAATCTTCAACATCAGAACCATCTAAGCCTGCTGCTACACCAGCGCCGGCACCAACACCGGCTGCTACGCCAGCACCTTCGGCTTCATCAGCACCTGCTCCTATGATGAAAACATTTGAGCCTGCTGCTCCTCAGGGTTCACTACCTAAGATGAGTGATCAGCCACCAAACATGGCAAAGAATAAGCCTATTAAAGAAGGTGAAGTAACACCAGGTTCAACTGTTGATGACCCAACATTCACAAAGAAATCTGGTAGAACACCTGGTGATGGTTCAGGCACAGACGGTTCAACAGGACCAGACAATGCCGCTACACTATCTAAGACTACACCAAAAGCACTAAAAGAACATGTCCAAGTTGGTGACAATAAATACAGGATCGTATAATGGTACATAGACCAAACATTAAGAGTGTTTTTGGACCTAACAAATTGGTCCCGAATGATAGACAAGCCTCTCGTAATACGGTAGGCAATCAAAATCTAACACCGGGACGATATAATGTGAATGAAGAAGTAAAGGATGGCACACAGCGAGCCATTCAAAAAGCACAAGATGAAAAGAAACGTAGGGGTGATATCGTAGTGATTGATCCCGTTAAGCCGGACGCTATCGGCCAAACTTATAACTAAGAAGGAAAACTAAAATGCCACTATGGGGTAATTACGATAACGCTGCCAATTCAGACATTGGCGTGCTAATGCAGGTTAATCATGCCGCTTCTAACACAACCGGCCGTGACTTGCTATTCAATAACACAACCGCTAACACAGTTGTAAAGAGCGCCAAGGGTGCAGGTAACGTTGTTGTTGGTCAGTTCTTTGCTAACACCGCTGAAATGCGTGCCGCACAGGCAGCACCAGGCGGCGCACATCCACAACATGCTGGCTGGGTTCTTCGTCACGAAGGCCGTGGTCTAAAGGCTGGTCGTGTATGGTATGAAACACTTGTAGCTATGGGTTCATCAAAGAGCGATGCTTCCGATGATACATACTTCCCAGATTTTGCTATCGTCATTTCATCAAATGCTTCAAGCAGCCTACTATCAACCAGATCAAACGTCAACTTTACTGTTGCGGCTACCACTGTTCCAACTGGTGGTACTCTACAGTATTTCTGGCAGAAGAACGACAATGGTTGGGCAAACGTCGCAAACGTGGCTGGCACATATACCAACAATACATCACCAACATTCACTGCCAACAATGCTCTTGCAAACGGCAATGTGTTCCGTGTAATGATCATGACCGCTGGTGGCAATACAGTCTACTCAAGCAACGCTACAATCAGCTACGTAGTCTAAGGAGTCACTAAATGAAAAACTTTCGTGACTTTCTAAAAGAAGAGGTTCTGCCAACAGTCCAAGTGGCTGATGGCGGCCTCGATATCAGTAAGCCAGCCGTTCGTGCTGCTATTAACGCTGCTATCGCTGGTGTGGTTTCACAGCCAGCGGTAACTCCTTATGTTGTGTTCAATAGACTTTCAAAACTACTAGCACAGTATCACATCGTTCTACCTAAGAGATTCCTTGAAGGTGATAAGGGTGTTGAGGTATTCGAGGTTAAGCAGTTTGGTCACAAGATGGGTATGACCGACTCTGGTGAGTTTGTCAATGAAGTTCCATCAACTCATTACCTATTCTTGCAGTATGGCATTCTATCACCAATGGGCATTACATATGCTAAGCCAGTTGTTGGTGGTATGTTCCGTGTTACTGCTAGACTAGTTGATAAGGATGAACTAGACAAGCTACTAGACATGGCTGAAATCACCATGTCAGAGGAAGCCGAAGTTCGTCAGATGTCAGCTAAGGCAATGGCACCAAAAGAGCCAATGCATGATATCACTTCCGATGAAAAGAAGAAGGGTAACAAAGAAGCAGTCTCCGATTCTGAAAAGGGTCTAAACGAGGTATCACTAGGCAAACTTGTAAAGTATCGTCGTGGTGCTGAACAGGAACTAGGTGATATCAAGCATTTTAAAAAGAACCCAGGTCAATATCCTGCGGCCACTTCTGACGATGCTAAGGCCGCCGGCCGTAGAGAAAAGACCCGTGAAGCAGGCATTAAACTTGCTGATAAGAAGATGAAAGGCAAAGCCAAGGTCAATGCTTCTATGCCTAAGACTCCTTACATGGAAGAAGAAAAAGGTCCTTGTTGGAAGGGCTATGAAATGGTTGGCATGAAGAAGAAGGGCGGCAAGCCTGTTCCTAATTGTGTGCCAGTCAAAGAAGGTATTACAGTTGAACCTGTTCAATCATCAAAAGGCGATAAGATCAAGCCTTCAAATATGAAGGATGTCAAGGACTCTGATGTTGATAAGGGAATGGGCTATTCAACTGTACCTAAGGGTGATAACATGCCTCAGGCTAGCACACCACCAGTTGGTACAAAGTTCACCAATAGACGTCCTGAATATGAGCCAAGCAAGGCAAATAGCATACCGCAGAACCCAACTGCACCAGGTGGCGCTCTTTATGAAAAGGCTCCTCCAGGTGCTAAGTATGAAAGAATGGTCAAGCACATCAAAGACAAATTTTCTAAGAACGGTCTAACCGCCAAGGAAAAGTCAATCGCTTACGCTACAGCATGGAAAGCCAAGAACCGTGAAAAGGGTGAGTGATCACTTAGAGAAAAGCAGAACAACATACACGGCTCACCTCAAATGGGCCGTGTATTCTGGCTTCTATCTGATATATCTTGGTATCGCTTCTATTATACATGGCATTGTTCCTTCATGGTTTGAGGGAACAACCGCCAAGGCCATAATCAAGTTATTCTATCAGCACCTATACAATCACCCAAACAAAGACTACCAATACAAGATCATGAAGGAAATGAAAAAAGCAAAGCGTAAGTAATGTTTGATCTAAACGATGAATCCTTTTTGATCTATGCTGCCAAGTATTATGATCGTCCTCATATGCTCCAATCGGAGTTTGAGGACGATATCAACCGAATCAAGTATGTCAAAAGACTTTTAAGAAAGTATAGACAAACTGGTGAGTTCAAAGAACGTCTCATTCTAAATCATGTTATCATCCTTGCCAATGTCTTTGGTGTAGAAGCAGCTACCAATATGCTGTTCTTTAAGATTGATGAAGAAGATTACCCCATACTTAAAACAATTTTAATATATCTTAACTATTTACCTACCCATCTAAAGGTCACGTTTCATAAATACTACGTTAGACAGGAAGAGATACCTGTAGACCTTAAGATTGCCAACATATTGAGGACGATATGATCAAAGAAGATGCCCCTGTAAACAACGTAGGATCAGGCAATATACCTGGTGCCGGCGTGGCTGCTGCTGGTAAGCCAGCAAACTTTGGCGATGCTATCGTCAGTTCTGGTGCCGCTAAACAATGGAAGAAACAAAACACCATGTTTCGTAGAAAGTCTCCTATGGCAGAAGAACAGATTGATGAACTAAAAAGAGAAACCCTTGGAAGCTATATCAAGAAAGCATCAGATAGCAGAGCAAAGAACCAAGGTGATGCTGAGTTCTATCAGAAAAAAGGTATCACAACTAGAAATCAAAAGAAGTATGGCAAGGCTATTAGAAACGTTATCAATCGTAGAAATGGCATTAGAACCGCTACTGATAAACTAGTTAAGGAAGAAACATTCGCTGGTGCTACAGTCTTTGAAGTAAACTCTAAACTATTTCATTCTCTAACACTGGCTAAGCGCAAGGGTAAGCATTGGCGCACATACTTAGAAGAAGATGATTGCTATGCTGAAATCCGTGAATGGGCAAAAAAGAATCCAAAAGGTAAGATAGTGGTACGAAACGAAAGTACCGGCGAAATGAGATACATTAGATACTAAGGAGTAAATTATGTCAGAAGCATGTAAGAAACTATTTCCACACGAAGATATCGTCAGCCTAATAAAGTTCTATGGCGATCCTCGTGGTAGCAACGGCCAAGTAAGCCGTAAGTGGTATGCGGAGAACATCGTAAAGTGGACTCCACCATACAAGATTTACTATTCAGATGGTAAGAGAACACCACTAAAGACTTTGCTTCTACATAAGAAGGTTGTTCCCGTATATACAGCCGCTTATACAGAAGTAGCAAAAGAGTTTTCACCACAAGAGATTGATGCACTAAGACTAAACATCTCTGGTGGTACATTCAACTATAGAGTTGTGCGTGGTGGTAACAGACTATCAACACACGCATTTGGTATTGCTATTGATATGGATCCGGCGAGAAACCCTTATCCAAAGAAATGGAAAGAGGGAATGATTAACAGAGAGTTCTGTGATATTCTTATGAAACATGGTCTATGGTGGCGTGGTCTAAACGGCGATGTGGATGCTATGCATTTCCAAGCCGCTTGGAGAAACTAAAGAAACAACTCATGTCTACGATGCTTAACGGGCAGGAAAACTATAAGAACGAGATTGTTCTGGCTAATAGACATGTTAACAAGGGTAGAACCTCCCTCAACCCTGTACCAAGGGAGGATAGAAAGGAATGGAACTAACAATGTCAGATAAGGACACCAACGACCTAGACAATGTAGTTGGTGCTGCTGTAACGAAACTGCCTCCAATGATAACTGCCATACTTGCTGTTGGCGGATTGGTGGCGGCTTACTTCATGACAATAGGCGAGTTCAAAGTTAAGGATATGGAAATCCAACAGAGGGTCATTTACCTTGAACAGAAGGTAGACCACATAGAAGAAACTATGGATGACATTAAGAATAAACTTGATGCTCGTGTTCCTGTTGTTGATGCTGATAGACAAGACTTGAGGAAGGAAATTGATAGCCTCAAGCAAGTTATCCAGGAAATGAAACCTTTACTTAAAAGATAACACTTGACATAGTGTCGAGTGAATGATATAGTCTTGCTTCATTATGTTCAGGTGAATGATGTCGGTATACATTGATAAAAAATACATATCTCTCCTCGCTCCAAAACTAACGCAGTTCAAACAGCGGGGAGAGTTTTTATGGAACTTTAGATGTCCTGTCTGCGGTGACTCGCAGAAGGATAAGATCAAGGCAAGAGGATACATTTACAAGCGCAAAGAAAACTTTGGCTTCATGTGTCACAATTGCGGATCAACGATGAAACTAAACAAGTTCATCAAGTATGTTGATCCTGCATTGTATAACGAATACCAGTTAGAAACGTTTGTTAAGGCTAATACGGAACCTAAGGTTGACGTTAAACAGTTTGTTACCAGACCTGTCTTTAACATTCCTGTTCCACCGCCGAGAATAGTGTCAACAAATAACAACTTCTATGAATTGGATGGAATCATACCGTGTCACACGCTGGATCCAAAGAATCCTGCGAAAAGGTATCTGAAAGAGAGACAAGTTCCTCTTGGAAAACTATTCTACACGGATGACTTTGCACAGTTTGTTAAGACATACTTTCCAAATGTGGACAAGCAACTATATAAAGAAGCAAGGATTGTAATACCCTTCTTCAATAAGGATGGATTCCTAATCGGCGTTCAAGGTCGTGCGATTGGCCCATCTAAGATCAAATACATAACGATTAAGATAGATGACAGTGTTCCTAAAATTTTTGGTTGGGATAGATTGGATCCATTGCAAACTGTGTATGTGGTTGAGGGACCAATCGATTCTCTTTTCCTTACTAATAGCGTGGCTACTATGGATGCAGCACTATATACTGCTCCTAGCGTCATAGGTCTTGACAAAGATTATGTTTTTGTATATGATAATGAACCTCGTAACAAACAGATAGTGTCCAATATGCGGAAAACAATCGACATGGGTAGAAAGATTTGTGTGTGGCCTTCCTATATCAAAGAGAAGGACATCAACGAAATGGTTCTGGTCAATATGCATCCGAGTGAGATTCAGCATATCATAGATAGAAATACGCATGAAGGAATTATGGCTACAATGAAACTGAACCAATGGAGTAGAATATGAGTATACCTACAAGATTCAATGTCATAACACCTAATAAAACATATAACAATCAAAGTATGTTCACTATCAGTTATGGTCGAGATCTGAACGACAGAAACGTATGGAAAGAAAGATTTCAGGAATATTTTGACTGTTCTTCAAACGAACAAAAAGAAAATTATTGCCCATGGTATTTTGAAGAAGATTTTATGATAGAGATTAGTCCTGACATTACTCTTTTTAAAAAAGAGTTTCATAAATTATGAGGAGAAAAACATGACCGATGAAGAAACAAATAAGCTAAAGAAGATTCTTTTTGTCTTAACTCTTATTAAAAATAAAGAATCTGATGAACGCAAGCTTGCATACTCAGAAGCAATTGAAGAAGCAATTGAAGAAGCAATTGAACATGCAAAAGAACTTTTGGGAATAAAAGTTAAATTGTGAGACAATTAATGAGCGAAGAACAGTTTGTCAAATGTTATGTTGTTTTTGGCTGTGTATTTCTGATCTTAATAGTGATGGATATGTTTGGATTATGGGGGAACAGTGATGAATGACATTCATCAGCAGCAATTGAAGCAAGTAAGAGAAAGCGTATATGAGGAAAATCTGCGGCTTCGTGCCGAACTCGCCGCAGCCAATGAGTTTAAGAAGCATTACACTGATTTGATTTCAGTCAATGCTGAACTAATGGGAGCACCTAATGACGGATCGATTACAGACTCAGTAGTTCAAATAGAGAAACTTGTAAAGAAACTTCGTGCCGACCTCGATGCCGCTAATGAGGAAGTCGAAAAATTACGGGAACGCCTTGGTCCACATGGACTAGTCGTCGTAGACATAGACAAGACGGGGCATTACGTGTCTGAGAAAGTTGCCGACGAAATCACCCGCCTCCGTACCGACCTTGCCGTAGCCAATGAGCGATGTGAGATGCTGACAAAGGAAGTCGTAGAGTGGCGTAGTCGCCCCGATGCTTTGCGGGCTGACAAAGCCGAAGCCGACCTCGATGCCGCCATTTCAGAGCGTAATGGCCATTACGCTACATTGAAGCATGTGGCTAAAGAGCGTGACGAAGCCTTGCGTAATCAAGCAGAAACTCAATCTAAACTAGATGCTCTTGAAAAACTGTTTCAGATGACCTGTCAACAGTTTGAAGAAAAGCGCCAGCGTATTCTAGAGGTTCTTGACTAATGACGAAGCATTGTGTATATTTTTAGTGGAAAGGAGCCTACACATGACCAAGAATAAAGCAGAATCGGAGTATGTTATGATAAGGCGAAAGTGTGAAGATTCGGATATGGCAGAGTTAACATTCGCTAAGAATAACGAAAAACTTGACCTGACAGATTATAGGTGTATCCGAATGTTTTCAGAGACCACAGAGGAATGGGTTCATAAAGATGAATACGAGCATTTCTATGAAGAGTATCGCAAATTCAATGGTCTGATGATGAGGCATGGTGCGATACTATCATATATAAGTGAACCGTGTGAAGAAAAGGCTGTCACCACTTTCTTGAGGATGAAGGCGAAAGACTGATGACCTATACGTGGAGTAAGTATCCTGATGCCAAACCTAACCGATCTGGATACTATTACACATACTATTTCAATAACGAAATGAATGATTGTTTTTACAAAGCGATATACTATAATACTTCCGCAGACGAGTGGATCGGGTGGAGAAGAGGTATAGAACCTAAAGTTATAGGATATGTAGATAAGACGTATGCGAAGTTCTATGTTCCTTGTTTAGATTTGGTAACGCCAGACATAGGGAGTTTCTTGGAATGAGTGAAGATATTGTGAAGCGACTGCGTGAACCATGCTTTTTCAATGGATACGATCAGCAAACTTCTGAAGAAGCCGCTGATGAAATCGAGCGTCTTCGTAAGTATGAACAACTAGTCAATTTCATTGCTACGGACTATGTTGAACTCTCGCATGATAAGGTTCAAAATGAATATCTTCTTATCATAAAGAAGTGCCGAGAGTTGGTTAAGGA